GGGAATGCGTTACCAGCAGTGCTGGACTTAGCAGCCGTTGCGCCACCTGCACGTGGCTCAATACCAATACAGCTATTAGCGGCACCGGCAGTGCCAGAGGTATTGGTAAAGTCAGATGCGTCAAGCGACATAGAAGCCAGCAGTTCAGCACCTACAAGGTTGGCACCACTGGAAGCAGTAGTAACAGCCTTTGAGCCGTTAACGGTATCGTTAACAGTGTTAGCAGCACCATGAATGGCAGACTGCTTAAAGCCGGACAGGTAGCCAAGAACGTCTTGGTCAAACTGGTCGGCAAGGCGGTAAGCGGCACGGTCACTTGCCAATGCTTGGAAGTTTACGTGGCTGTGCGCCTCTTCAATGTCATCAACCTTAAACGCAAAGTAGTTAGCTTTGTCGATAGTAAGGTTAAAGTCTTCGTCGTCAAGGTCTTGCGGCGTGATAGTAGTACCACGTGCATATTCCTTAACCGTGATTTCGGGTTCCTTGATAATCTTAACGGAGTCACCCATTTGTGCAATTTCACCAAAGTAGTCATTGTTGGTGATTGCCTCAACAATAGATGCCTTGCGGAAAGCAAGTTGCACCTGTTTGCTGTAAATGACGGGCGAAAAATTACCGTTAGGAAGATTACCATACCCGGCTGCGGTTGAAAAAGCCATGATGTTATCTCCTAGTTAGGCATTTTAACAGATGCAAACTTACCAGACTAATCAGAGGCTGATTCACAATGGGTGCGTGTTCTATTCAGTTGGCCGACCGAATATTCAACGGGCCATGCTCGTCAGGTAATCCGTAAGACTGTATTGTTTGCAGATTGGTGTAAGCGGGTAGCGAACCTACTTACACCTTTGATGACTATAGTTATACAAAAAAATAACTATTTGTCAACACTTTTTTCTTTCGGCACTTCAATAAAGTTCATGTTCATGCTGAAAGACCTACGTTCTCCTTTCGTATAGAATGGATACACGCAGTGAAACAGTTGAGAAGGAAAGACATAAAAATCTCCAACCTGTGGTTTTACAACAAAGTTTGTGCAAGTATAGCCTGAAGCTGTACCACTAGCAAACTGAATATGACCATTAGCGGGGTGATGGTCTTCGTAGTCCTCTTCCCATTCCTCTTCAATACCCTCCGGTAGTTTCAAATAACCTACACACGATAGGCGAGAGCCTGTGTGTATATGGAGGGGATTGTATTCGTTTTCAAACTGGCGTACAAACCAGCCGGAAACAATTTGTAATCCGTAGTTATAGTTGTCTATATCAAGCGACTTTGCACCAAAAGAGTTTCGCAATTCAGTGTATGCTTGATACTGTCCAACAAACTGCCCTAAACCTTCTTGGGCAATCTTTACTATTTCTTCGTCAAACGCCAACTCTTCAGATACTTTACCGACAAGATTATCGGAGTAGTCTTGAAGTTTGTCAGACATCTTACTGTTTAGTTTGTCTACAAGTTCCTCTGGCATACGATAGTATCCCATCGTCGGACCAAACGGAGCAAACAATTCCATGTCTTTTTCGGGTTTGAATATTATACTCATCGCGCTGACCCCGAAACGTCGTAGACAAATTTGCCACTACGGATAGCTTCCATAATTTCGTCTGACCGCTTTTCGTATTCCTGCGCTGACATCTTCTGGACTTCCGACTCTTTCATATAAGAAGATGCGTCATTCTCTTGCGGCTTGCTTCTAGTATTCTTTGATGCGACAGCTTCTGCGGCGTTACCCTTTGACTTTTTCTTAGTCGTGAGGTTCTTGTCTGATTTGTACAAGTCAATAGCACGGGCAGCAGAACGAGCGTCATCATCGTTCTCATAGAGTGCTTCCTGTACCCACTTAGGCTGTTCGTCAGCCCACTCGTGAAAATCATCGCTATCCCTAATCTCATCAAAGTCAGGATGCAGTCGCATTAGTTCTGCTTCTGCTTTTTCGCGCTGGGCATTTACCTGCATTTCATCCACTGCCTTAAAGCGGTCTTCCAGTGTTTTTGTTTGTTCTTGTGCTTTCTTGGCAGCGATAGTTTCAATGATAGCGGCGACATCAGGGTAGTCCCTTGCCCAAGCCTCAAGGTCTTCGTCAGACTTTGGCAACTTCATTTCCTTACGAGTTGCAGAGTCTAGTTGACCTTTTAATTCTTCAAGTTGTTTTTGAAACTCTTTTTCTTTTTCTTGCATATGACGACGCAAGTCACCATATCGTTTCTTAAATGTTTTTTCTTCTGACGAAGCAGGCTCCTCTTCTGGTTCCTCCACTTCGCCTCTTTGCTCTTTCATAAGCTGTTCTAGTTCTTCTTCTTCTTTCTTACGTTTTTCTTCGTTGCTGTATTTTCTTTGTGCAAAAGCAACTTTTGTTTCTGGCTGCATTTCTTCAGCCATGATTGTGTCGTTCATAGGTTTCTCCTATCTGGGGCCATCGTAGCCATGCAGGGGGATGGGTAGGCCAGTCATGCAGACTATTTTTATTGGCTAGTCTGCCAAGCCAAGAACGTCCTCGTCGTATGCTGCACCGTATCCACGGTCTTCCGTACCGGCGGCAACATTATCAGAGTAATCGCTAAATGAGTATTCGTTTCTGCTTTCGCCTTTATCACTTTCATATTGATGATATGTATTTTGACTTTCTTTTCTTTGGCGATTGATTTCAGCTTGTCGATACGTCTCTTCACTGATTTTATCTTTGAGTTCTTGCATGTTATCAATATTAAAGTTTTTAGTATCCAGACCAAATTTATCTGCCTCATTTTTAAGCACATCAAGTTCTGCTTTTCTAACAGCGTTCTCTTTTCCTGTCTTCTGAGCCGCCTCTAATCTCTTGTCTAACTTTTCTCGATTTCGCTTAGACCTAGATACACGCTCATCTTTTTGCGCTTGATTGTACTCTCCTCTTTGCTGAAGTTCTTGAAGAACATTTTCAGCTTCTACACCTCTAAATTTATTTTCTTTAATTTTATTATATTCTTCTGCAGTAACTTTCTTAGTCTGCCCATTTAAGAAAAATGTTGCAGTAGCGTTCTCAGGTATGCCTTTACCAAAGGCTAGGCCAGCCCCTAAACTGAAAGCACTTCCAAGTCCCTTAATTCCACCGGGAACATCAAAGGATACACCAACTTTAGTTGCGCCTTGAACCGTGCCACTAATCTGTCTAGTTTTAACATTGTCACCAACAAACCTAGTTGGTCCTGTATACAGTTCGCCACCCAAAGAAACGCGGCCCCCACCAGGTCCATACATTGCTTCATCTTCTGCTGCGCGTCGGTCATCGTCGCCATCATCCACAGCACTCTCTACCTGCGCTGTAGGCACAACCTCTGGTTCAGGCGTAGGCTCAACAATATCTGTTTCAACACGTGTAAAGCCGGAAGGAATAGGATAGATAGGCTCGCCATTCACAAACGGAATAGTCATCTTCTGTCCCGTGTCTTTGTTCTCAAACTCTACTAACTCATCGTACCTGCCCTCTGGTGCTGGCATCAGTTGCTCAAAGGTTGGCAGCACTTCAGGCGCAGCCATCACAGGAGTAGCCGCTTGTTGCGTGGGTACAAAGGGTGCTGGGGGTGGGGGAGGAATATAGGCAGGTGGTTGCACAGGTGCCATCTGTCCAAACTGAGACTGTTGCATTGCAATATTCGGGTCTACAAAGCCACCAACTTGCATTTCTACAGGTTCGTCTTCAAGTTCTAAATCATCTAATGTAAACGGTAGGTCATCAGGAATAATGGCCTCATCAGAGTTACCCATCTGGCCCATAGCTTCCATGCGCTTCAAACCCATCTTTGCTTCTTGGCGAAGCTGCATTAGCTTTTCCAAACCGATGTAACGTACAACATCTGCAGGGAATACAAACTCTCCCTCACTAAGTTGTGCGGGTATGTCGTCACGTACCTCTTCTTGCATTGACCCCGGCGGTACATCATTACCAGAAACGGGGTCTTTTGTACCACCCTCATCCAGTAGACCGCCGTCGTCAAACATGCTCATCTGTTCTTTTATAGATACGCCACCTTTATTCATTGTCGGCACTCCTGACACAACTGGTTGATTTTTAAATCTGCCTAGTCTTTCTAAAACACTCTTCTTAGCATCCAATGCTTCTTGTGTAGGTTCATCTCGCCCAAACAAACGGTCAAGAAAACTAGGTTGCTCTGGCTCTGGTTCTGGTTTAGTTGGGATAGCCTTTGCCGTTTGAACTTTCAAACTCTCTGCTTGTTGCAGTTGCTCATCTCTATCCGCAGCATCTACATCTGCTTGAAACTGCTCTTGCTCAACTTCTTCCAACGTATCCGTTGTACCCGGTTCAACTACGTCGTCCGGCATTTCTACTTTGTCGGGAGTTACGGGCTTGAAATCATCAGCCGCAGTATCAGGTGCCTCTGCAAATCCTGCATCTCCTAAAGATGCGTTGACTTTTGTTTGTAAAGAACTTAACTGAAATTTTCTTATTGTTGTTGCATCTTCATCAACTTCACCCGTAGATGTTCGCACCTCAGTGTCACCGTAGTGTGCGTTAACAAAACTAGCGACAGTATCTTCCTTCGCCATCTTCTTCTTTTCTTTGACATGAACCCCAAACAAAAACGGATAGTATTTTTCGTGGTCCTCACGTGAGATATCACCTATTCCTAAATTTCCATAGGCTCCACCATCCTGTGGTTTTTTATTGTTTCGTTTTTTTATTCCTTGTTGAATAAATCTTTTTATATATGACTTGACATCTGGCGGCAATTGTGTGTAACCTTCTTTGAAGTTACCTGCCTTCATATTATCACGTTGCTCTTTTTCGTTAGCACCGTCATAAAAATAACCCAAAGCTGTGCTATACAAAATTTGCGCAGGACCAAATGCAGACGATTTGCGACCAGACTTAGTAAAGATATAAGGCCAACCTGGTGCGTTTTTATCTCCCCCAACTTCTGCATCTTCAATAGCTTTAGATATGTCAGAAAATGAACGGCCACCCACTGTTTGACTTGTCAAGTCTGAAAGTAGATTATTGTATTTTCTGTCTGTTACTTCTTCCAGTTGCCCTAGAAAAGAAGGAGTTTTTTCTTCAGCCATTGATATTGTCCCTTAAACTTTTCATGCTACGCAGAACAGCTACAGCCCCCTGCGCACGATGCATCAAAATTGTGTTGTCGCCTTGCTCCAACGCCCTATGCTGTTGTTCTAGCAGGGCATCAAGATAATTATTGAAGTGGGGCCACTGCTTGCTGTTGACCAGCGGCTTCAGCTTGCTGATTAGTTCCTTGTCCATTCGCACTAAATCCTTGTTCACCAGGTACAGGTGCTTGTCCTACACCTATTGTACCACCCCCTGCTCCTGTCGGGTCATTGGGGTCAGCCCCCGCAACAGGTGGTTGCTCTGGTAATGTCTGCTGAAATCCTTTGAGTAGTTCAGCCTGTAATGCAGCCTCATCCATATTGTTCGTAACCTTGTCGGGGTCAAGGTCAAGTGATTTTGCAATTTCGCGTATCACGTACTGGAACTTTGCAAAAGGTGCAAGTGCAGGGTTACTTGCTACACCCAAGAACTGCATCAGCCTCTGACTACGAACTTCGTTAGCCATCAGGCTTTCTGTACCTCTTGCCTTCACCTCTAGGTCGCCCTTTATCTCAGGGTCAAAATCAAACTGCATGTTGAACCGGAAAAAGCCCTCACCAAGTGGACGCAACAAATAATCATCCACGTTTTTGATAACGCTCTTGGTTCCACCCGCTGCAGCATTCATCAGCATAGAGATGCCAGACGCTGTACGTCCCACACCTTGAATACCTGTCTGTCCATGTGCATATGATGGGAAGCCGGTGCTTTCGTCTGCCAGTACACGCGCTTTGTCAAACAGCATCATGTTCTCAGAAGATACGTTGGGGAACTTTGTGCCAAAGATAGCTTGACCCGGTGCGCCACCCTGACGACGGAATACCTTGCCGGGATATAGCGATAAGTCTTGCCCCGGCACAAGATTAGTCTCGTCCACTTCTACAATCAAGTTGCCTGACAGTACAGCATTGTCCACAGCCATACGCATGAAGCCGTTCATCAGCGTCTGCGTGTCGTCCATGTTCTCTGCGATACCCACACCAAAGAAGCTATATGGATTGAGTTCATACGGTGAAGCATGATAGGGTATCTTTGCTGGCTTGAACGGATTTAGAACAACGCGCAAAAGTCTGTTGTTACATATCCAGATGTTTGCTTGCAATTCGTCAAAGTCTTTCAGTTCATCTGGTATATTAACGTCGTTATCTTCTAACAAACCTACATCAATAGTACCCCAGTATTCTAAGACTTCAAATCTATCAATACCATGCTCTGGGGCATAGTCTGACAAGTCATCTTCCCAATACTTTTTATAATAATTCTCACCCATTCCTATAACGTCATCAATTACTGTAGACCGGAAGTATGGGCGTTTCTTTAGTGAACGAAGTTGTGTGCGTGACATCTTGTGTCGCTCAATAACAAACTGTGCCTCATCCATGTTATTAGCATCTGGGTCTGGATAGAAGTTCCAAACAGATACATGAGACACCTGCGGAATAGTTTTAAAAACAGGGTCGTATTCGCCCTCCTCATTCCAGTTTGGATATTCTTTATCTACGGCAAACGGACCTTTTATAACACCTGTGCCAAACAAAGACATTTCAAATGCTGTGCTGCGGAGATGTTTATTTGCACCAGACTCCTCAAGCTGGTCGTGAATTTTCTTTTGCATAGATTTAGCAGCAATCATAGCAGGGCTGAACGTAACAGCCGTGGGGGTTTTACCTGCACCCTTTTCTAATCCCTCAACATCCTGTAACTTGTCACGAAGTGGTCCAAGCATTTCTATCAGGGTTTTTTCCGTTGCGCCGGGAGGAATGTTTCTACCATCTCCCGAAAAACCATACGGACTTGAAATGTCTGAAGGAAGTTCTGGTTTTTGTGGGTCAAAGTTTACGTCTGCCACCACACCCTCTGGCAACTCTGTAGGCTCAATAGAAAGTGGGAACTTGTTATTGGCAAACAATACGTCAACAATTTGACCATATGCAGCTAGTGTCTTTGTCTTCGTTACCTTAATAAATACACGAGACTTTTCTGCTTCTGTAAATTGAACATCAGGGCCATACAGACCCCGATAGTTACGATATGCTCTAGTCCATCGCTCTTCATCTTGATAACGATAATCTTCAGCACGTTGATAACAGTCCTGAACATGGGATATTAAAGCAGATATTTCAGTATCAGTAACAGTTGTATCTTCACTATCTTCTAGTGCGATAGCATCTGTTTCCATAGGGATTTCTTCTTCAGCCATTATACTTCCTTTGCTCCTACCACGGTGCATTCGTAGTTGACAGACTTCCACCCACCATCTTGTGGTATGTTTTCATGTATTAACTTTGCTTCTATACACTGTGGTTTTTCATCAAACCATTGAACTGTTTGTTCCACGCAAGTTTGACTATCCATGCATACTGTCAACATTAAAGACCAAATAGTTTCCATATTAATATCCAAACGTAGAGTCGGCTACTTGCATACCTGATGATGGTCTGCCATGTGGGTCATAGTCGAAAATAGAGAATCGAGGTCTGGACATAATACCGTACCGCAAAGCGTCATACAAGTGGTCCTCTGACTTTGTATCTACATCTTCTGGATTTCTTTTATCCAGAGGGATGGAGGGTAATTGACTGACAACATTTGTACAGCTATTAAAAAATACAAGTCTAGGTGCCTCTGTAAATTCATCTATCTGTAATCGTCTGTGTATTTCGTTCTTGCCAGCCACCCGACTACCACGACTTCTGTCTGAAGGACGCCAACGACATCCTCTGCCAATCATTTGCTCCGCAAGAGAAGGACCAGTATCACCACGCTTGTGCCAAAGACTACTGTCCAAAACACCATACTTAATATTTCCATCTTCCGCTTCCAAATCCATTATCATATCAGCCAAGTCTGTGGCGAGGACTTTGCTGACGTATAGTTCTCTATATACGATAAGTTGCTCGTCAGGCGCAACTGCAAACCAAAGAACGCCAGAATAACTCCCGTAACCATAGTCACATGCACGAAACTTGACCCAGTTGCTAGGGAGACGATAAGGCTCCACAACATGAACATCCCGATTAAACTCAGTGAACGCCGCGCCTTCTTTGATGTCCCAATCGCCTTCAAGAAGCTGCCTACGCTGCTGTTCTGGAAGCGAGAGGAGCATGGCTTCGTAATCCCCTGCGTCCGCAAGGTATGGGTTATCAGAAAGTCTTGCTGGGATAAAGCGTCTCTTAAATAAAGGTTTTCCTGCTTTGCTATGCCCAGCGGGATATTTAAGTGCCTCTCCTGTTTCAATATCGGTTGCATCAAACGCTCTATTATAAGGGGCGGGGTCAATAAACATCTTCTTAACCCAGCCATGACCCCGACCACCGGGGTTAGTTGTTGCCCTCATAAATATAGGCAAGTCAGGTGCAGTGGACCGTAGACGACTTCGCATGTAGTTCCATGCATATGGTGTGGCCCATTGTGTCAGTTCGTCAAAGCCTATCCAGCTAAACGCTAGACCCTGATAACGCAAGACATCCTCATCCCTGTCTAGGTAGGACATCCACAACCTTGCACCAGATGGCGCAGTCCACTGCATCTTCCGCTCTGACCATTTGATACCCGGCCAGATTTTTGGGTACAACTCCTGCGACTTAAATATCAGTTCTCGCAGTTCTTCTGTTGTATGTCGAAGAAGCAATCCACTAAACTGAGGATGCCCCATGTAACGAAGAGGGTCAGCCAACATGGCATAACTCTTACCACCACCGGCACTGCCGCCGTACAAAACCTCTCGCTCACTAGCAGCTAGAAACTCTGTCTGTGGACCTTCGTTTGGTTTAAACAAAACATTAGCATGTTCTTCAATGCTAGATGTTTCACGTGTAACTTCTTTTATCTCAGGCTGTTGCTTTTTTGCGCTTTGCGCCAAGTCTTGTTTCTTCAATTTCCTGCGCTTTGGCAATTGCCTTTTCCGCATATTCTGCCCACTTGCGGAGGCTTGCAGCTTGGTTCTTACGCTGTCGTTCATGTGCTAATCTTTTACGTAGCCCAACATGTGATATGTATCTTCCAGAATTTGTTGACAACCAATTTGCCACCTCCCTGTATGAATATTGTTTCACATGTTTTCGTGCAGTCTCAAGTAAGTCTAACTCTGTAGATACTGGCAGGAGTATGTCGGGGTCACTCTCATCTGCCTCGTAACCAAACGGTATTGTTCTTGCTATGCGTGGGACCGGAACCCACTCGTCCTCATCTTTTAAATCAGTGGGCTGCGGTAGCTTCCATTTTCCTGCTGTTCTGCTCATTATATCTTTCGTTTAAATATTTTATATAATCGCTTGCATTTTTCTTTGTAGGCTTTAGTGTTCCAGGTTTTAGATATCCTTCCGCTTGCAATTTTTTGTACGCAATAGCATGTGCTTGTTTTTTTGATACACCATCTCTAATTAAGACGCCTACTAATCTCCTAAAAACCTTTGGTGCTTTAGTCTTCATCTTCTACTGCAGCTTTTGGGGGCATAAGCATAACACCACCCGATGCCTCGACTTGCATCTTCTCTGTCTTCACAAGACCTACACGGTCAAGAAGTTCCTTGGCTGCAACCATCTTATCACGGATGCCAAGTTCAGTTGGGTCATACAGTGCGCCGGTCATTGCCATCGCGGCTTTGGGTGCATTCTGTGCCATGTACATCTGTGTGGCCTCAAGGATTTCTTCTTTCAAACCCTTTACAATTTCTGATGTAGAGCTAGTATCAGAGTAGCCAGCCATCTTTTTTGCTGTGACCATGTTACCACCAGCTTCGTCAAAAAGAACTTGCAGGAACGCCTTTTGTTTGCCTGTCAATTCTCTAGCCATTAAACTCTCCGTGATGCATAGCGTGTGCAAGTTTTGTTGCCCGTGATTTTACCTGATTTGCCCACCTGCTGTCAAGCATTTCTTTTGCTGCAACGTCAAATTTTTCTTCGTGTATACCCGCCCACATTTTTTTGAACTTGGATAGACGTGGCACTCCCAGATTAAATGCCATGTCTATCAGGATAAGCTGACGTACAGCGTCCAGCTTCTCTACGCAAGGATGCGCACGGAGAAGTTCCTCTTCGACAATCTGTACGTCATTCTGTGCCAGAAACATAGCATCTGCCTCAGTAATACCATATTCATATACATGGTCAATACTGGGAATATCCAACTCATCCAACTCTTCTTTAGAGATGCCACGGTCCTGAAGATTCCTACCAATACCAATCGTATCAATACCAAGTGTGTCCTTGTACACTTGAAGGCGTAAACCCTCATGTGCTACAAGTTTATCCATTAGTTTATTTCTATCATATTTCATTTTTCATGTCCCATCCATACTGCGAAAGCACCTGTCATCGCGCCAGTGACCACACTAACGAGAGCCGCCTGTTGACTTGTTGGGTCTGGTAACGTCATAAACCACTCCACTACCCGCCAAGCGGATAAGGACATCCCAAGCATCATCAGACGTGGTAGTATCTTCCACTTGAGTATTCTCTCCATCGTTACTTCTGCCACTGTTCTTCCTCGCTTGTTCTTTGGTGGTTGTATCGTGCATACTCCACATCCGAAACTGGACTACCTTTTACCGAAGAATTTTGTAGCACTGCGTACACCAAAGCTGGCGGCAACAATAACACCAAGAGAGTATTGATACCATTCCGGCATGGCTTGAAGTTGTTCAAAACCACGAGCCACCACACCTTCCATGCCTGGTATAAATGCAAGTATCAAAGGCACACTGAATAATATTACAAGCCATTCATCTTTCCACGAGGATGCGCTGCCCTTAATAGCTTCCAAATCCCAGTCAATCTCAGCATTGGCTTTACGCTCATAAACCACCGCTTCAGCTTTCTTCTTAGCAACTTCAGCCTCAGTTTTAGCCTTGCCTTTTTCAACGTGACCCTCCAACCATGTGCCAGCTAAACTAGCTATCGGTCCTATCAGTGCTGTTAACATTCTTTATTTCCCATAACTTTTTCTTAATCAAATACACGCGCTGTTCTACATCAGGCTCCACATCTGCTAAACGAACTTCGCGTGGGTCGTTACCCGCCTCTGCGAAATCGTGCAGTCTTTTTAGCAATAGATTTAGGTTGGCGTACAAACTGTTTCCCCTTACGTGTGCCTTCTCTCTTAGCTTTAGTTGTAGCAGCATACTCTGCACTTGTCAAGGATTTTATTGCTTTTTCGGGAAGATACCTTTCACCTGTCTTTGCGCTGGGCTTTCCAGACTTCGTACGCCATTTCTGTTTTGTCCAAGACTTGAGACTTTGCTGTGACTTTTTTAATGCCATTATAATCGTCCTTGTGCATGTAGTATCAACAGTACAATACAGGCTAGAATAGTTAAACCTACAATAAGTAAAAAAGTAATGATGGCTACTTCAATTATCTGCTTGCGTTTACGTCTAGCCGCTTGCTCTGCCTCTCGTCGTGCTATTCTAGCTTTAGCTTGAAACCTTTGCCAGTCTCCCCAAAGTCCGGGCCGACCACAGTAAATCATAAACTGCTTTAGCTGCTCTTCCTTCTCACGTATCTGCTCAAGAGCCATAAACTCTTCTAGGTCAGAGCCGCCACCTTTTTTGTTGGCTTTCCTTTGTAGGTCTTCTTTTGCACCAACAAACTTAGCTATTGCACTGCCAGCCTTGGCTATATCGCCAGAGTTCTGCACGGCTTGCTTGATAACGCTAAATGCGGCATTGGCCGCTGCAAGTTCTGCCAGCATCAGTACACCTTCGTATCTTTATTTACCATTTTGGGTAAACAGTATGCAGTCACCTTTTGGCCCTGCTTATGTAATGTCTGTGCAAACCAGACACATTCGTTCAAGTCACGAAAGTACATGTCTTTGCTGACCAGTCTCTCGTTCTCCCCTATGCCTACATACACAAACAGGAGAAAAACGTGAATCATAGTTAGCTGCGGTAGCCGCCTCCTGCCTTTTTATACGCCGACGCAAGCATTTGCGCTTTTCGTGCTGACCATTGTCCTGGTCTGCCACCTTTGCTCCCAGCCTTGATGCGCTGGAATTGTCTCTTTCTCATTGCTGGCTTAGTGTAGTTGCCAGCTTCATTAACTCGACTCTTGCTCTTTGCCGCACCACCCGGCGCAAGTTTAAGCGTTCTAGGCGATTTCTTTTTCGTGCCAGCCGATGCGGCTTTCTTTTTGACGCCTTTGACCGTGCCTTTGTTTGCGGCAGCATTGAAGACTTGTACACCTTTCCTACTCCCATACTGTTTTTTCATTGCAGCTTGTATCTTCTTTCCTTTAGGTGTAAGTGGCATATCTCCTCTCCTATTGCTCTACTCTACTATTCCAATAATCTTCGCCATAATCATGCACTATTTCTTCGCCTTGCTTTATTTCTTTAAGCGCATAAAACTTAACAAAGCGTTCATCTTCTTCTTCAATATCCCACTCAGCGTTTGGACTTGCGCTGTGATTATAGACCATAGCGAAGCCAAGCGGGATATAATACTCTTCGGTATCGACATAAGGCGTGTGAAACATGTAGTCATGGAGGACACACTCATCTCCCACGTCAGTATAATCCGCGACCAGATAAGGACATAACTCAATTGTATCTCCTTGAGCATAGTCCCTATCTGCGAAAACACCAAGTCCATGTATTTCCGAATTTGCAACATATGGCATTACTTCTTCTTTTTTGCCATGCCGCCGCCGCGCATCATCTTCTTACGACGGGCTGTCTTGGCCATACCGCCACCCATCATCTTTTTCTTCTTGGCCATTTTAGCCATGCCGCCACCAGCCATACGACGAGTCATACCACCACCGCGCATCTTCTTTTTCTTAGCCATTTTAGCTTTGCCCATTGCCATTGCGTAATCTCCTTCTATCAAGAACTAAGGCTTCATAAACTTCATCTGGAAAGTGTTCATAGTAATTAGACTTTTCCAGATACAAGGCTGCATCGTCTAGTTTAGATAACAACTGAACAAAGACCATACAGTAAGATAAGCTGTCATCAGTAACCCCGTCATCGACGAGAAAATCAAGTCCAGCCTCTGTTGCGTCGTAGTCGGGGTGGAACACCATCAGGTGCAAATCAATACCTGCCACTGACGCCAACTCATTTATGCCATCACAGTACCCATCTAGGTAATCCATTTCTGGCAAATCTTCGTCTGCCCACACTACAATTTCGTAGTCGTGGTCATTGAATGTGCGGACGGCTTCCATTAGCCCGTCCAGCCCTGTGTTTATGCTGAAGACCACCTTGTCATCAGCCCATGCCTTTCTGGCATAGGGGCAGGGTGGTAGACCATTTAGTTTCGCATTAGGTACTTCTAAAAAGTCTTTTGACCAAGTACGTATGTCACGCTCTACGGGATGCACGTTCTTTGGTCTTTCGCTTTTGGGCTTCTATAAATTTTCTAAACACTGCTGCAGCCGCTTTTTTACCCGCTGCTTTAGCGCGTTGTTCCATTGCAATTGCTGCTTGTGTCTTGTGTGCATGTGACCTACCAGATGCTTTAATCTTTCGCACGGATGCTTCTGCATCCTTGACCGTAGCAAATCTAAGACCACGAATTGTACCTTTTGGATTTTCATCTGTGTATAGGTCACTGTGTTTCTTTGACTTAGCGGGTTGGCCTTTTTTTCTTGGCACTCTTGGATTTGCCATTAATAACTCCTTGCAATGTTTTAGCTTGCCCCGCATGTAGCTTAGAGGCTTTCTTCAAACCCTTTACTACTTTTCTTACTTTTCTTTTATTCTGCTTTGAAATCATTAGACATCAAAGCCCATATTACGCACAGCAGTCCTACCCTTTTCTGTTTTAGCAAGTTGCTTCAAACCTTTGTTTGGCAGCTTGTCAGTAACGTCACCACCAGCAGAATACATGTGCTTCTTGCCATTAGCCATACCGCCCATCATCATCTCTGCCTTTTTCATCTTCTTCAGTTTGCTGCGCGGCATAGTGCTTACACCAATTGACACAACTGTTACGTCATCTTTTTTCTTAGCCATTATTTTTTCCCTTTACGTGTGGACGCTTTTGATTTTGTAATGATGCCACCTTTAGCGCGACCTAATTCTTTATCATGCTTGTTTTTCATTTTACGAACATCGCGCACAATTTTACCTAATGCTGCCGCACCACCTATAGCAGTTCCGTGTGCCAAATAGTTAGCAATCTCTTGTGCATGTGGACCAACCAGATTAAACGTATCGGCTAACATAGATACAGTTTTTTTATTTACATTCTTTTTTTCTGGTTTTTTTGGTACGTTTCTTGGAGCCATTAGTATTTTCCCTTACGTGATTTAGGACTAGATTGTTTAGGCTTACCTGCCCCACCCCATAGAGTGCGACATGCCCAGTATCGTGCAGACAGAATGTCCGTAGCTGTGTCACACTTGTGTCTAGCACGAAATGACTTACGGGCTGCAGCACTGTAGTTGTGTCCATAGCCCGTAGCACCAAAGTGAATTAGCTTTACCTTATCGCCTTTCTTAGCCAATACCATCTTCTTTTTACCTTCACGGTTTGACTTGATGGGTTTATTGTAGCCAGGGAATGTAATGCCACGATATTCGACGCTCATAGTTTCATACCCTTTGGTTCTGGCTCTACTGCTTTACATTTGTAATGATACGTGTGTGGTTGTGGAAAAGCCATTTGCATAGCGGTGACCATCTGATGGACACGCATCACACATTCAGATTCCGTTTTATATGGACCACGTTCATCCTCTGCCTCAATACACATATTAGGCTGGCCCATTAAACATGCTAGTACAAGTGCCTCAAACATTAGATACTCTTTTCAAGCTGACACTTAAACTTGTATTCTACGGGTGCTGGCATAGTCATCTGAATGACCTCAACCATTTCTTCAATACGTACCCTACAAAGTTCTTCAGTTTCACGTAGCTTTATTGTGTCCTCAAAGATAGTGCATTGAGTAGGGTCTGCTAAACTACATACCATTACAAGTGCTTTAAACATCATCCGTGTCCTTCCATCCTTCGGCTTTCATTGCAGCCTCAACATGTTTTAATGTGAAAGGACGACCATAATGTGCCTCCACAGCTTGCCTTACATAGAATACATCACTGTGAGGTATGTGCAAATTATGTAATGTGTTATTCTTGATGGCATCATAGAATGCATCCAACACATTATCTGTGTATAGTTTTACAGATTTCTTTCCCATTGTCAACTACTTTTTTATGATTAATACAAATTAGTCCAGTAGGGGTTATTAAATGTAGCATATAATGTTTAGCATATAATGTCCTTAACATCTTTCTAAGTACATTTAATGTTCTCATCTAATAATAGAGTTATACCACACTTCACTATCTTCTGTCAAGAAGAAAATTACCTTTTGCTGATAAAATATGTGTTGACTTGTGTATACTGATGCCACCCGTGTTTATCATTTGCCCATGTGGTTAACACTCAATTTTCCCAATCTGTGTATTTATCCATATACGTACGTACCATACGGGGGTGTCGGTCCGGCCCTACCGGCATCCTGGAACAAAACGTGAACGAAACGGCAACGAATCAGGAACAATGCTGCGCCAGAAATTAAAAGCATCGTCTAAGTCATTGATTTTATTAATGCTGCCAAGTGTTATGCTATCACTTGACGCCTATATGATGCCGAAAGAATGGCAGGATTTTAAGATTCGGCGCATTTTGTTAGTGGCGATGCATATAATTAAAGACCCCTAACAATGTTAGACACGACTAACTTTTTAAGCAAAGCCTGCATGGCATAATGAGAACAGAACAAGAACAAAGCTGCCGACACCTTATATATATAATAAAAGCTGCGTCAATATATTGACACTTACCCTGTCAAATTGTTGACACTAAAAAGCATCTTTTTTATTTGCTTTCCGTTTTGATACCTGCCATTCTCTAAACATCGAAAGCGCCGACGCTCTGCCAACGGTAAGACAAAACGCTAACGATAGGCCAAAAGAAAGCGCATAAGCACCACGGTAACCATGCTAGGCCACAGACTAAAAAAGACTTGACTGATTGAATACCGCGAATTAGAGTAAAGAGACTAAGCAAACGAAAGGACGCGAAAAGCAGATATCAAAAGCAAACGGGTTCCGACAAGATTGGTGGCAAGACCATAATGCATCACAGATGCGCCTATCGACCTTCCCCGTGACAGCCCCAAAAGCACCCAAAAGGTGTAGGCAACAAAAGGCGCAGGTGGACACATGAAATCCCTGTGGGTGGTACAGACCATAATGCACTAGCAGTGCGCCTACATACCTGACCTACCCTAACGCTTATTCCGTTTGCAGGGTCAAACCAAGGCGAGAGTATCGGGTAGGTCGGAGAGTGCCAGACTGGGGGTGGACTATGCCGCGCAGCGGGTATGCCACATAGAAAGCCCCCATTCTTTAATCAATAACTAAACCAAGGGGTGACACAATGGTTAAGTGTGAAATGTGTGATAGGTATAATGCCCATATTTATATTCCAGAAAATGACAGTGTATATTGTCAAGAGTGTGCTGATAAAATATACTACAGCACGGAGAGTGAAAAGGAAAAAGAGGATAACCATGACATACAATCTTATTGGGGTTGGCAGTAATGCCAAGACTGTGAAGGGTGATGGGTCTGAGTACATGACAGGTATTATGTACCTCAAGCCCTTCAAAACTATTATTGAGGGCAAGACGTTCAACATATGTGCATTGGCTGAGAAAGCACAATGTCACAAGGGGTGTCTTGTATCTGCTGGACGGGGTAAAATGTCCAGTGTTCAGCGTGGGCGTGAACGCAAAACCGTGTGGTATCATACAGACCGCATTGGGTTCATGGATGCGCTTATAAACGACATAACTATTTTCAGACGTAGGCAACGCAAGAATGGTGTGCAACCATGTGTGAGGCTGAACGGCACAAGCGATATTCTGTGGGAAAAGGCGGGCATCATGGAACAATTCCCCGATGTTCAGTTCTATGACTACACCAAAATTGTGGCGAG